GACTAAGTCCCGCAGTCACCCCTTAATAAGGGGACGACCACCCAAGCTTGATGCTGACGCGCTTGGGGCGTCCAGAACGCTCCAAGTGCTCATCGTCAACGCTTTCGGCGTCGAGCGGTATCTCCCTAATCTTCATAAACCCGGCGTTAGCCAGGTCTATGTCGATAGGCGGATCCTTCGACAAGCACTTAAGCAAGGCCCCACTCCCCTCCAAGTGGTCAGGAGGAGGTTTGGCAACCACTTTATAGCCCTTGATGAGAGGGCTGTGGTTGAACGGATCTAGCCTTAGGAATTCATATCCTAAAGCTGATTCCCGGCCAAGCAACGGAGAGGTTGGTGCTACAGTTGGGTAAGCCTTGAGAAGCTTCCCTAAGTAGTCATCCATCCACTTCGCCGTCTGCCACAACCCAGCCCAATAGGCTCGGTTGCGGAATTTGACGGCGGAGATAACTCCGTTAGCGTCCTGCCGTGACGTAGGGAGGACCTGACGTACCTTCGTTATTGAAACGTCGGTACCGTCATAGTACTCCCGCCCGCAAGATTCTCTGAACCTTCCGGTCCAGAAAGACTTGCCAATGTTAACTTTTGCTCCAAAAAGCTCAAGTTCATTGATCACGGACAGCACATGTTTTCGGGGTACGATTAAATCGTCTCCGAAAACGCGCACCTGCTCGGAAAAGAGTCTGACGATCTCTTTCCGAGAAAGTGGAGCATCTAGCTCCCTTTCTATCCCTAAGAAGATCAACGTCAAAAAGACGAAGGCTTCAAAAGGGAAGCAGAGAGCTGAACCCATCGACGCGAACTTGGACAGACGTATAACGCCATGTCCAGGCACATCAGCCTTCCGGGACCTTGACCCTTGAACGGCCTCATATAAATGAGGATAGTTCAGTGTCATGGCCCGTACGAGCTGATTCGAAACGCGATCGGATGCTTCGCTCAAATCGAGCGTAGCGAGGGATCCGTCGTAAGATCCCTTCTGGGCCAAGAGTCGATTAGGCTCTTGGTCTTTAAATCCGACGACCTGATGGAGGAAATCATCCTCTTGAATCAGGTCTAGGATCTTGCCAAAGATAGCCTTCTGCGCAAACATCATCGCAGTTGGCTCAATGGCAATGACCCGTGGCGTTTTGAGCGTTTTAGGTACAACAACAACCCTAACGGGTTGCTCTTGACCGGGTTCGACGATGTTCAAATCAGATCCCTCCCTGGCAAACCAACGCCAGTTCGGGAAAAGATACTCCCCAGCCGGCATAACCGACTGGAGACGTGCGGGCCAGGAACGCAGATCCCACTTCTCGTTAGAGGAGAGGCGATCTGCGACGACTCCCGGACCATGCTGCGGAACAAGTTGCTCATGCTGGATATCTAAATCCAGGTGAGAAAAGAGTTCCGAAAACAGCATTTCAGACATTCGGGTAAAATCCTGAATCTCTTCAGGACCAATCCGAGCATCTGAAGCTCGAACATCGTGCTCAATTTGGACGTACTCCGACAACGCTGCTCTTTCGCGGTTAGGGCTAACCACAATACTGCGGTTAGCACCCGTCGAACTCCGTTTGACGGGAGAACTAACGAGCTGACCATTCCTGGTCACCTCCGGAAGAGCGATCTTGCTGAACATCAACGTTAGTTGACGAACAGCATAGATACATTCGATGTCGGGTTGATCCAAAAGTGCACCACTGGCAGGATCAAACACACGACCAAGGAAACCCGACAGGAATGCCGGGAGACCAGTATGAGAGCCCTTTCCTTTCTTGAAGGAAGAGGCCTCAGAAGGGTCGACGAGACCACGGTTCAGCCATTTTTGGATGACTTTGCCGTAGTCCGCCAGAGTTATCGCTAAAAACGATAACCCCTCGTGTTTGGTCCGACTCGTGACAGTTTTTATGTCACGAGCGGCGCTAGTGCGGCATCGCACGGCCAATTCCTCAGCCGTGCAGGACCAGAGCATATTCAGGCTTTTCATGTGTCCCTCCTTTTCGGGGGTGGCACAATCCTTAGCCTAATGACAATCGCAGCGCAGAGAAAGCGCCCGACAACCTACCTTGTAGGCTGTTGGCGTACTTTCAAAAGATTGAATGTATAATTTCAATCCCGAGCGCTTCGATAAGCCTAGAAATGATGATAAGTGAGGCAACGAGGACTCCAACCGCCTTTCGGCTGAATTGGAGCCTCACCTCATAATAATCATCAGTCCTATTCGACGGTAGTCTAGGGATTGTCAACCCTAAACCACGTGGTTGTTTCGAAGACTCGCAATTCGTGGAGCCACTGTCGGAAGTTTTCGTTCCGATAGTACTCCGCTGTTGCGAGCTCGATAAACCACCTGAGGTCGGACCTAGATTCAACTCTTCCTCTCGGAAGAGTCGATCTTTTTCCTTCCTCAGAGTCAGACTTACCGTTCACACCTACGACTCCCCACCCAGCAGCTTTTGGATGAGGAGATCGGAGGTCGCAGAGAACTGGGTTTTGAACCCAGTCCAAACTGCGAGCTGCTCCGCGGCCGTATAGCCGGCCGGCGGCAAGTCGAAGACGACATAGTTTCCCATGCCGACTTTGACATTGTCCGCCGGACGGAACGGATCCGCGGTAATCTTGCTGTGATCGATCCGGAGCATCCGACGGGTTCGCTTCCCATAGGAATGCGAAGCCGTCATGACGATCAGGCCATCCGCACTCGTATACTCCGACTCGTCTTCTCCTACGCTAGTGCGCGGGAGAGGGCTCGTCGAAGACGAGATTGTGATGGTTTGTGGATCGGCGAATGACATAGGCAATGCTCCTAGGAACCTGTTCTAGGTTCCCCGTTGGCGTTTATGACGCAGATGGAACATCAACCAGGGGGTCTTGGATAAACCAAGAGCCGCGGCTATGGAGAGCTGGAATGGTGATAAGCCACTCCAGTCAACTCCGAACCCAAATGGTGATGCCCTCAACCTCCGCTTCGTTTCACTGATAGCGGTCACGGGAGAGGGAAATACGGACTTTGGCTGCTGTAGCCTGCCCGTACCTGTGTATCGATACGTGTTCTTCACGAAGCTATGCTCCATGATGTAACCGTATCGCAACACCAATCCGTCTGTGGCCCAATCCGAGAGATTCGAAATGACATCTCCCGCATTGGAAAACCAGTCAACGGCCCAACTCCAGGGGGTAACGTTCCAGAGAACTTCAGGAGTAAGGTCGATACCCAATAAGGCATCGGCCCTTGCGCCCAACTTCATTAGCTCATTCCGACTTCTATAGTCGGAAGGCAAATGATAGGTGAACGCACCTGAAAACCACGTCCTTCTATAGGTCGTGGACTCTCTATACGCATTCCCTGTTGGAGCACCTGCATCCAAAGCCCCTCCGGTATTCCCAGGAAGTACAACTTGCTGGGTACCAGCGAGGGGAGCGGATGTAGAGTAGCTCTCTTCAACCGGAAACTCATAGCGGCGCCTTACCACTCGTCCCGAATCTCGCTCATACTGCTTCAGAGCAGTAGTTGCGAGAGCGATAGTTTGGGCTATAGCCCTAACATCGCTGACGAGCGGCATCCAACCAAACTGCTGGTTAAGATATTCATCTCCGATCTTTCGAGCGGAAATGGTTTTATCTTTCCAGATCGCAGAACCTAATAGCTTGGGTAAACCCTCGCTATACAGTTCTGCCAGCGTAGTTGCGATGTTGGCGACTTGATTAGTCGGTTTGCATCGAGCTATAGCGGTAGTCCCCATAGCCCTTAGAGCGGTATCACTTCGCTCAAGGGTGTTTGGAGGTATTACCACCAAGTTCGGTGCATAAGCCCAAACACTCCCATGGTACTCTCCGACAAATTTATTGCCAGAGAGGGGAGTGAACCTACAAAAGACGCGCTGGGACTCTGGAAGTTCCAGAAATATCCCTTTGCGTCTTGAGAGGAAGGGCCCACCGCTATCGTTAAATGAACGTTTGGTCTTTGTAAGACCATAACGCCATCCACGATGAGATTCGGACTCAGTAACCTGAGTCGCTCCCGGTGTCACGTTACGCTCGAAACCTTTTCCGGACTCGTGAAAGTCCGTTCCAGGGACTTTCGCCCCCGTAAAACGGTTTTCTTGCCATTCGTGATAGGAGTACCCTGACTGTTGTTCAAACCAGTCAGGGAGATTTCTCCTGCGGGTTTTCATACCCGCCCCGGGACAGTTGGAGATTGGAAAGGTCCCAGAAGGTAACCTCCTTCTGATTGAGAGCCCTAGGGTGGCGGTCTGCCACCTTCGGGACATCTCAGATGTCTGCACTGCGCCAGGGGCCCCCACGGGGGCCCCTGGCGCAGTGCAGAT